CATCCCGTTTCAGGTGCTAGCGTTCAGTAACTACTATCGTTATGACGGGGAGACTATCGATTACCTTAAGCAGCACAGAGTCGTAGAGCCGAATGGATTTGGTAGACCGTCTTCGATGAACCTGCTCGAGTTTTTCTCGAGCGAGATGACTCAGAACGAGATCGAAACGATGTATGGTCATCTTTATAACCATCACTACCTACCTCGCAAGCTTCACCTCGGAGGCACTCCACTCAACGAAGCCCTTATCTACATGGTGGATTATATCGGAGAGTTCATCAACAAGTTTCATGTTGAAAAGATGACCTTCATGACTTTGACTGACGGTGAATCAGGAAAGATCGAGCACGCGAACCCTAACCCCTACGGGAAGACGATATCGATCATGAAGGATCCTGTCAGCCGTCGAGAGTATGAGTTCAAGCGAGTCAGCACTAGTATAACCGAAACCCTCCTTAAGGTCATCAACGGTCGTTACCCTACCATCAACAACGTCGGTTTCTTCGTGACTTCGACAGGAAGCGGTTACACTGGTTCTAGCATCCGTCACTTTTGTGCACACCACTACCAAAGAGAGCTGGTTGACGCTAAGTGCATCGAGTTGAAGGACAGCCTTAGGGTTAAAGGGTACCATGAAGAGAAGAACCTATGCGCTCGAAAGGTCTACTACGTCCTGAACTCTCGGGACATGCTACTCAACGACAACGAGATCGAAGACTTCGAAGAAGGTACCACTTCGTCTAAGATCGCAAAGTCCTTCATGAAGGCGATGGACAACAGCAGAGCGTCACGCATCGTCCTAAATAAATTTGTGACGCTGATCGCCTAAAAATCTGGGTTGTGGTATAATGGAATCCTATCAAGGAGCAAAACAGTGAACACCTCTATCATCATTGACAAGATTTGTGCAATGTTCCCCGAGTGCAACTCGAGCGGGATCGCGACCAACAAGCAGATCATCGCTGCCGCGCAATCGCTTGGGATCACCAAGTACCCTGTCGCGTTGATCAACCCTTCTAATAAGGTTGCTCATGGCAAATACGCTTTGTCCCTGAGCGTCGTCCAGATCAAGAAGCCTGAACCTAAGGTTGAACCTCAGCCGATCGTCTCTGAGCCTTCTGCAAACACCGAGCTTGACATCAACACCCTCGTCCCGAAGGTTGACCCAAACTATGTCAGCTTTGGTCACTTCCGTGACGTCGAGACTATCATCAAGTCTAAGATCTTCTTCCCGATCTACATCACTGGACCTTCTGGCAACGGCAAGTCGACTACAGTTGAACAGGTCTGCGCCAAACTCAAGCGTCCTATGATCCGTATCAACCTCAACTCACTGTCAGACGAAGATCAGCTCATCGGTACCAAGACCCTCGTTGATGGTAACATCAAGATCATCGATGGTCCTGTAGTCATCGCGATGCGACTAGGTATCCCGATCCTGCTCGACGAGATCGACGCTGGTGGTCCTAACGCTCTCATGTGTCTTCAGTCTATCCTCGAAGGCAAGCCTTACTTCTTCAAGCTGAAGAACGAGCTGATCACGCCTGCTCACGGGTTCAACATCATCGCGACAGCTAACACGAAGGGCAAAGGCTCTGAAGACGGTCGATACATCGGTACCAACATCCTTAACGAAGCCTTCCTTGAAAGGTTCTCGATCACGATCGAGCAGGATTACCCTACCGAAGCCAACGAGAAGAAGATCATCATGAACCTCATGAAGAGTCTCGACTGTGTCGATGAGGACTATGCGACTTCTCTTGTCAAGTGGGCAAGCGGTATCCGTAAGACTTTCAATGACGGCGGAGTCGATGAGCTCATCTCGACCCGTCGACTGACTCACATCGTTCGCTCCTTCGCGATCTTCAAGAACGATAAGAAGGCAGTTCAACTTTGCATCAACAGGTTTGACAACCTGACGAAGGATGCTTTCATGAAGCTGTTCGAGAAGATCCACATCACCGAAACTCCACAGACAGAAGTGTCTGAAGAACAGAATGCTCAACAAGAAGTTGTCAACCCTGTTGTCTGAGGTTTAACATGCGATACGATCAACTTAACAAGACCCAAAAGCGTTGCGTTGATGCTTTCATCGCTAAGCGTCCTCATCTAAGGACAGCCAACAAGATCACACGTAAAGAAGTCGAAGACGTCTTCTACGAGATCTATGATGAGCGTGATACTGGAGGTCCAAAGATTGGTTACCCTGCGTGGATCGTAAAGGATCGTTCGCTCGGTCAACGTGCGATCTACCCTTTCCCAGGTCCTGACTCTGAGCCTTTGAACAGCGTCGAAGACACTAAAGACGCGTACTCCTCTGAAGAGGATAAAGAGTTCTATAAAGAGCTCGAAGAAAATGGTATCTTTGTCTAATTTGATACCGAAAATTGAAAACAATGTATAATCAAACTTTATCATGACGAAAGGAAATACTATGCAAAAACTGAAGACACTCGAAAACTATCTCTTGAGCGGTCAAGAAGCTACTGACAACCAGATCAAGAAGATGTTTAACATCTCTAACCCTACCGCCGCAATCCATTCCCTTCGCTCAAAGGGGATCTGTGTGCTGTCACGCAAGACTACGCTGAAGGATGGTCGTGAAGCAACCAAGTACCGTATCGGTATCCCGCCTGCTCATATGGTCAAAATCCTCTTGATGATTGGTTGTTTCTCTAAGCCTACTCGTTAAGCGATGCTCTACTTGAGTCAGTTTGAAGTTGAACTGGATAAGGTACTTCAAGAGCTTAAAGAAGTACTTATCCAGAAGAACAATGCTTACGGCGACGCTGCTCTGAATCCAGTCAGGATCTTCTCAAAGGCTGATGCAGTCGAACAGATCAAGGTACGCCTTGACGATAAGATCTCTAGGTTGGCTCGAGGTAAAGAAGCGGGTGAAGATGTTTACCTTGACCTCATGGGTTACCTAATCCTACTTCGCATCGCACAGACGCGCAAACAAGAACTTTACAAACAGGAGTCCTAATGAACCTTTCTAAAGAAACACTAAACCTTATCAAGAACTTCTCTTCAATCAACGGCTCGTTGATGATCAAGAGAGGTAACAAGCTTTCGACCATCTCAGAAGGTAAGAACGTGATGGCTGAAGCTGAAGTCATCGAAAACTTCCCAGTTGACTTTGGTATCTACGATGTAAATGAATTCCTTAACGTGGTGTCTATCTTCCCTAACCTCAACCTTCAGTTCGATGAGAAGTTCGTGATCGTCTCTGAAAACGATGAAAGCCACATCAAGTACTTCGCGGCTGGCGAAGGCGTGGTAAAAGCTGCTCCTACGACCATCAAGTTTCCTGGAGCAGACGTAAGCTTTGAGTTGTCTACCGCTCAGATCGCTATGATCCAAAAGGTTTCGTCAGCACTCAAGACTTCTGACGTCATCTTTGAGGGTGCTGATGGTAAGCTGAGGGTCGTAATCTCTGACAAGAAGAATGACACCGCTAACGCTTACTCGATGTCGCTTGGAGAAGCTGCTATCGACTTTAAGGCTAACCTAAAGATCGAGAACCTCAAGATCATGCCTGGTGACTATGAAGTCAGCATCTCGAAGAAAAAGATCACGAAGTTCAAGAACAAAAATTTGAACTTGGTGTATTATATCGCTATCGAGTCTGACAGCCAATTCTGACATTGAGCTCACATCATGATTGAAAACTTCCTTTGGACTGAAAAGTATCGTCCTCAAACTATCGAGGAGTGTGTCCTTCCTTCTTCACTGAAGAATTCATTTCAACAGTTCATCGACTCAGGTGAACTGCCAAACTTCCTCTTCTGTGGGTCGGCAGGAGTAGGTAAGACCACAGTAGCAAAAGCTCTTTGCCGAGAGGTTGGAGCTGAGTACCTATTCATCAATGGTTCAGAGGAGTCAGGTATCGACGTCCTTCGAGGGAAGATCAAGAACTTTGCATCTTCGGTTAGCTTGACCGATGCTAAGAAGGTCGTCATCCTCGACGAAGCAGACTACTTGAACCCAAACAGTTTTCAACCTGCACTACGTGGCTTCATCGAGGAGTTTAGCAACAACTGTCGCTTCATCTTCACGTGTAACTTCAAGAATCGAATCATCGAGCCTCTTCACTCTCGTTGTTCGGTGATCGAGTTCAAGGTCGAAGCGACAGATAAGCCTAAGATCATGTCTTCGATCTTCAAGAGGCTCATCGGCATCCTTGAAACAGAGAAGGTAAAGTATGATCAGCAAGTCATCCTTCAACTGGTCGCGAAGCACTTTCCTGACTATCGGAGGATGATCAACGAGTTGCAGCGTTACTCTGTCTCGGGTAACATCGACTCAGGTATCTTGCTCAACTTCAACGACGATAACTTCTCTGAGCTGGTAAAGCAGATGAAGGCTAAGAACTTCACTGAGGTTCGAAAGTGGGTCGCAAAGAACTCTGACGTAGACCCAAGCGAGATCTATCGTAAGTTTTACGATCGAGCTGTCGACTACATGGAGCAACAGTCTATCCCTCAGATGGTCTTGATCATCGCAGAGTACCAATACAAGAATGCATTCGTCGCTGACCGTGAGATCAATACCATGGCCGCGCTGACCGAGATGATGTCTCAACTTAAGTTTAAATGATATGGATGAAGCTATGGAACTACTAGGCTACCTACTAACGTTTTTTGCTGGATGGGTCTTCGCATCGATCATTTTCAAGCAGAGGTTTGAAAAAGCTGCAATCGAGATGGAAGAAGCATTTAAAGCTAAGGCGTTTACAAACATCGACATCGAGATGGTAGACGGAGAGATCTTTGTCTATGACACCGATACGAAGGAATTCCTTGCTAAGGGAGCGACGCGTCGAGAGGTTGAAGATGCTTTGAGGCTTCGTTACCCCAACAAGAGCTTCCTCACTTCTCATGATGACTTCACAAAGCTTGAAGACGCTAAGCAATGAACCCGTTTGATTGGCTAAACTCGATCAACCATGAAAAGAAGGATCTTCTTAAGGAGGATCCTAAGCTTGAGTCTCAGTACAACGCATTCATGGTGAACCGCGGTCTGTCGTACTTCATCGACACGATCATGTTTGCGAACGAGATGAATACGTACTATGACACCGACAAGAAGATGCAGTATCACTTCTTGCTTCATGGTATCCCTAAGAAGAAACGATTCGCTAAGTGGGCTAAAGAAGAAAAGAGTGAAGACGTAGACTTCATATCATCTTCATTTCAATACTCTAAGCAAAAGAGTAAAGAGGTACTAAAGACTCTAAGTGAAGCTCAACTTCAAGAACTGAAATCGCTATACGTAACAGGAGGTAGAAAGGCGAAGTAGTATAAATAAACAGTCTTCTATAATTATGACAATAAAGGATGAGAGATGACTGTGCAAAACATATATTACGACTGGACTCCAGACTCGATGCTGGAAGTTAAGTTCGCTGAACCAGATAACTTCTTGAAGATTAAAGAAACTCTTACGCGAATCGGTGTAGCTTCTAAGAAAGACAAGACACTTTATCAATCTTGTCACATACTACACAAGCAAGGTAAATACTTCATAGTCCACTTCAAAGAGTTGTTTGCGCTCGATGGCAAAGAATCCAATATTTCGGTTGGAGATATCGAACGGCGCAATACGATAGCAGGACTTCTTGAAGAATGGGGTCTGCTAAAGATCGTCCATGCATCAAAAGCCGCACAGCGAGTCTCTCTTTCTCAGATCAAGATAGTTGCCTTCAAAGAAAAGAATACATGGCAACTCGTTGCTAAGTATAATATCGGTAAGAAACTTCCTAAGTAAGGAGAATTTGTGATGAATGTAAACGTGAACCTAACGATCGAAGAAGCAAACTTAGTCTTAGCTGCTCTTGGTAAACTTCCTTACGAGCAAAGTGCTGCATTGATCTTCAAGATCAAGAGCGATGCTGAACGACAGATCCAAGAAAGCAAGATGGAAAAAGAATAATAGTGTATGATTGGGATGGGAGCAAGTCTTAAGGAACTTGTGAAAACCTTTGTTAATAGAAAATGAAAAATATGTCTCTAACTATCAAAAACCTTGAAGCTGCATTTGCAGGAGAAAGTCAAGCACACACCAAGTATAGATACTTCGCTAAGATCGCTCGTGAGAATGGCCATGAAGAGATCGCGAAGCATTTTGAACATACTGCAGACCAAGAACTTCTACACGCTTGGGGTCACCTAGAGTTGCTTATCGGCAAGCCTACCACACAAGAGTGCTTACAGAAAGCTATCGATGGAGAGACCTATGAGTTCACAGTGATGTACCCAGAGTTCGAAGTGGTGGCTAAGGATGAGGGTAATGAAGAAGCTGTTAAGGAAGCACAACAGCAGATTCAAGAAAGCAAAGAACACGCTGCTGAATTTCTGCAGATCCTAAAGAAAGCAGAGAAGAGGTTTGACGCATTGGCAAGAGTCGAAAAGCGTCATGCAGAAGCATATAAGCGTAAGCTAGAAGGGATTGAACTATGAGTGAACGAACATATGTCTGTGTAGTCTGTGGGCATCAACTCACAGAGGCAGAATGGCTAAACCTACCAGATGACGGTGAATGCCCAGAATGCGGCGTCGGAAAAGACGACTACGAACTGATGGAATAAGAACCCCTACCTTGGGACGTTTGGTGCTACGGTAAAAGGCGTCCGGGTGATTACACTGCCGCTCGTTAGTCGGCTCCGTATAAAGTAAGCGGAAACTCACACACTTTAACACACAGGAGAAAATCATGACACCATATGAAATCAGACTAGACCTACTTAAGATGGCTCGCGAGATGCTCGAGACCGACTATCACAGTCGGAAAGAGAAACTCAAGGACGTGTGGCACATGGAATCAAGCCGCGCGATGGAAGAAAAGCTTCCTTTGCCAGCTCATCCAGAATTGCCTGCATTCCCAAGCGAAAGCGAGATCATCGCTAAAGCAAAGATGCTAAATTCTTTCGTTTCTAACGGTTAAAAACGTATAAATAGGATGGGAATGCCGATTGGGTTCCCATCACTTTAACTCGCTTTAAATAGGAGAAAAACTATGACTACACTGCCACAGATGGCTCTCAGCGTTTTTGGTCCCGGCTTCAAGGACTTCGACAAGTACTTTGTTGGGTTTGAGGACCAGTTCAATCGTCTTTCTAAGATGCATGATGATCTAACGAAAGGCATCCCTAATTACCCTCCATATAACATCAAGAAGACTGGTGAGAATACCTATTCCATCGAGCTTGCTGTTGCGGGGTTTGGTAAGCAGGACATCGAGATTGAGCTACAAGACGGTAAGCTAATCGTTAAGGGATCTACGTCAGACAACTCTGATGATAACTACCTCTTTAAGGGCATCGCAAACCGTGCTTTCACTCGCTCCTTTGCGCTCAATGATCAGATTGAAGTTAAGGACGCAGAGATGCTAAACGGTATGCTTCGCATCTTCCTAGAGCGTATCATCCCTGAGCACAAGAAGCCAAAGAAGATTGAAGTCAAAGACAAAGCTGAAACCGCTACGTCTAAACAGATGTTAGTGGAGTAAGCATGACTAATTGGCTAAAAAACTTCTTCAATCGTGTCGTGACATATGCCGAAGACTACAATAAGTTCAGAGCTGAACAGTTAAAGCGTCTTGGTCACTACGGAAGGTGGGACTAAGATGAATATACAATCACTCATAGACTCATTTTGGGATTGGGCTGAAAACGTATTCAACGACGCCTATAAAAAGGAAGTCGAAGACTACTTGTCATCTTCAATCGACTGCGCAGACTTAGAAAACAAGATCAAGCTTCTAAAGATCCGCGGTCTATATTAAGGAATACATAATGAACGTAATCGCGCTAAAGATGCTTAGCGGTGAAGATATAATCTGTGCACTCAAGATCGAGGACGCAGAATCATTCCAGATTGAAAATCCAGCGTCAATCATCGCTCAACCTACAGCTGACGGTCGAGGTGTAAGTGTAGGACTCGCTCCTTACTTACCCTACTCGAAAGAGAAAAACGTCAAGGTATATAAGCACGCATGTGCCGCGATCTTCAACCCAGATAAACAGTTGATCAACGAATACAACAGGATATTTGGAAGTGGGATCGTCATAGCAGGCGTTGGAGATATTCCTAGGTAAGAAGTTTTTGAACGCCAAAAAATACAAGGGGAGATATAATCTATCATCCCCTTTTTTCATTTGTGATCAGGATAATGTATGACAGAAACACATAAGTTTTACACTACGGTGTCTAGGTACGGGAAGAACATCCTGTATCGAGGCTACCAAGATGGTCGACGCATCAAGAGGAAGATCCCGTTCAAGCCTACGTTGTTCGTTAAGGGTAAAGGGAAAAGTCAATACAAGACGCTCGATGACTTGTCAGTTGATCCTATCAAGTTTGATAGCATGTATGAAGCGAAAGAGTTTGTAGAGAAGTACAAAGACGTCGAGAACTTCACGATCTATGGAAACACCAACTACGTCGCTCAATACCTAGCAGAAGAGTATCCTAGCGAAATCATATTCGACAAGAATAAGATTCGTATCCACTTCATCGACATTGAGGTGGCTTCTGACGATGGCTTTCCACAACCAGAGGAAGCTAAGAGCCCAGTGACATCTATCACGATCTATGATACTGTTGCTGACACCTACTTCGTATGGGCTTTAGGCGACTATGACGTCGAGAAGACCGAGATGGAGGAGCTGAAGGGATGCAACGTCTCGTACATGAAGTGTCGTGATGAGTACCATCTGCTTAAGGCGATGGTTAACTTTTGGTACGATGAGTTCACGTGTCCCGACGCGGTGACAGGTTGGAACATCAGGACCTTCGACATCCCATACATCGTGAACCGAGTCGCTCGAGTACTTGGTGAAGATGAAGTCAAGAAGCTATCGCCTTGGGGCATGGTCGAAGCGAAGATGATCTCGATGCGTAAGAAGCAGGTTCAAGTGTACGAGATAACTGGCATCGCACAGATCGATTACCTCGACCTCTTCATGAAGTTTGGCTATTCGTTTGGTCCTCAAGAACGGTATACGCTTGATCATATCGCTAACGTCGTCCTTGGAGTAAAGAAGCTATCATACGAAGAGTATGGTAACCTTCATACACTTTACAGAGAGAACCATCAAAAGTTCATCGACTATAACATCCGAGACGTTTGGTTGGTGTGCAAGATGGAAGACAAGATCGCGATGATCATGTTGTGTATGACGATGGCTTATAAAGCTGGCGTGAACTACTCTGACACGATGGGTACGACCGCTATCTGGGACTCATTCATCTATCGAACCCTACTTCGTGATAGTATCATCATCCCTCCTAACGATGACAGTCGTAAGACTGACTATGAAGGTGGCTTCGTTAAGGAACCACATTGCGGTGTACACGATTGGGTGTGTTCGTTCGACGTAGCATCACTGTATCCTAACATCATCGCGCAGTGGAACATGAGTCCCGAGACCATCATCAAGGGAGACATCGAGTATAACGTCACGATAAGTAAACTACTCGATGGCTTCGCGACCAAAGAAGATAAGTCTATGGCTGCGACAGGCCAATACTTCTCACGTGAGAAGCAAGGTTTCCTTCCTAAGATCATTGAACAACTATATGATGAGCGTTCTACTATCAAGAAGAAGATGTTGGTCGCTAAACAGGAGTTGGAAAACACCGATAAGACCAACAAGGCTAAGATCTATGACATCGAACGCACGATCGCTCATCATGAGAACCAACAGCTCGCGATCAAGATCTTCTTGAACTCACTTTATGGTGCGTTAGGTAATGCTTACTTCAGATACTTCACGATGGAGATCGCAGAAGGTATCACCATCACTGGTCAATACGTGATCAAGATGGCTGAAAAGTATGTCAACGAGTACCTAAGGAAACTCCTGAACACCAAGAAAGACTACATCATCGCGATCGATACCGACTCTATCTACGTCGGCCTCAATGACCTCGTAGAGAAGGTTTTCCCTGGAGAGAAGGATAAGACTAAGATCATCGACTTCCTAGATAAGGCATGCAAGAAGATCGAAGATGATGCCATCAACAAAGCTTTCGATGCTGTGTACAAGAACACCAACGCGTTTAAGCCAAGACTCAAGATGAAGAGGGAAGGCATCGCGGATAGAGGTATCTGGACAGCTAAGAAGAGATACATACTTAACGTATGGGATAATGAAGGTGTACGATATGCTAAAGCTAAACTTAAGATCATGGGGATTGAAGCCATCAAATCGTCTACGCCGGCGGCGTGTCGCGAGGCTTTTCAAAAGCTTTTCAAGATTCTCATCTATGGAACGGAAGCTGAAACTCAGGCTTTTATTCAGGAGTTTAAGAAAGATTTCGCGGCACTCCCGGTTGAGGAGAAAGCCTTTCCACGCTCAGTCTCGTCAGTCAAAGAGTATGTAGACCCACGAACTATCTACAAGAAGGGCACGCCGATCAACTCTCGTGCATCTATCATTTATAACCATCTTGTCAAGAAGCATGGTCTTGAAAAGAAGTACGAGCTGATCAAGAACGGTGAGAAGATCAAGTACATCTACCTCAACCGAGCTAACCCTATCCGTGAAGATGTGATCGCGTTTACGAACGTCTTGCCTCCTGAATTTGGCTTGCATCGTTTCGTTGACGACGACACTCAGTTTGAAAAGACTTTCCTAGACCCCGCTAAACTGATCCTTGACTCTATCGGTTGGTCGGTCGAAGAGAGAAACTCATTGGAGGACTTTTTTGTATAACCTATCTGACTACATCATCAGCTTCGATAACATCTTAGAGGATGATTTTTGTAAACAACTCATAGATCAATTTGAAGGTGCGAGCGAACGGCTTTACCATTCGAAGAGGTCTTGGGACATAGATGAACAGTCGAAAGAACACAAGTCTACGAAGGAGTATCGATCTTTCAAAGAGCTAAACATATCACAAGACGAGAGCTTCACGTGGGCGCATCAAAAGTTCTATGAGACTTCGAAGATGCTCGCTGAAGAGTATAAGAAGAGATGTAAGGCGATATTCTTCCCAAAGAAGTTTGGGCTAGAAGATGCGCGGATGAAGAAGTATGATAGCGACGGGTTTGATCAGTTTGGTTGGCACGTCGATGTCGGTGACCATCCATCTGCGCGAAGGTACTTAGTTATCTTCTATTACCTAAACGACGTCGAAGAGGGAGGAGAAACTATATTTCACCTCGGTGATTCAAAGTACGCCACGGTTAATCCTAAACGTGGTAGAATGGTGATGTTCCCTCCTATGTGGATGTTTCCTCACACTGGGACTCGACCACGTAGCTCACCAAAATACATAATAAGCACATACTTACACTATCTCAACGGAGAATGATACATGAGCATACTGCAAAAGCTAAAGAGTAATAGCACGATCAAAGAATCAGACATCCTCAACAAGTCGAAGTTCTTTACCAAAAAGGACATGATCTCGACAAGCGTCCCGATCATCAACGTTGCGTTTAGTGGAAGGCTCGATGGTGGATTCACGCCAGGTCTTACGATGTTCGCGGGACCTTCTAAACACTTTAAGACTGCTTTCAGCCTTCTTAGTGCTAAGTCTTACCTTGATAAATACCCTGAAGCTGCTTTGTTGTTTTACGACTCAGAGTTTGGTACACCTCAAGCCTACTTCGACACCTTCGGTATCGATACCTCTCGAGTCCTTCATACCCCAATCACTGACATCGAACAGCTAAAGTTTGACGTCATGCAACAGTTGACCACGATCGCACGTGGTGATAAGGTCATCATCGTGATCGACTCGATCGGTAACGTAGCTTCTAAGAAGGAAGTAGAAGATGCGCTCGATGGAAAGTCTGTCGCAGACATGACTCGAGCGAAGCAGCTTAAGTCTCTGTTCCGCATGGTGACCCCTCACCTCGTGATCAAAGATATCCCGATGATCGTTGTTAACCACATCTACATGGAACAGGGACTTTACCCTAAAGCCATCGTTGGTGGTGGTACAGGCTCATACTATTCGAGTGATAACATCTTCATCATCGGCCGTCAACAAGAGAAGGATGGAACCGAGATCAGCGGTTATAACTTCATCATCAACGTAGAAAAATCAAGATATGTCAAAGAAAAGTCGAAGATACCTGTTAGCGTTTCTTTTGATGGTGGCATTAGCAAATGGTCTGGCTTGCTTGATATTGCTCTCGAATCCGGACATGTGGTCAAACCTAGTAATGGTTGGTATTCAAAAGTAGACGTCGATACTGGAGTCATCGAAGATAAAAAGTATCGTCTTAAGGACACCGATACCAAAGAGTTTTGGATGCCGATCGTGACATCTAAGTCTTTCAATGACTTCGTCCAGAAGAAGTATCAAGTCGCTTACAGTGCCATCATCACAGACGATGAGATCATGGCTGACATCGAAAAAGCAGCTGAGGATGTATAATGGGAGTGACGTTACGACCACATAAGGTAGTAGCTAAGATCGAGGATGGTCAAGACCTGCACGCGCTCGTCTTCACAGAAGGCGACTTTGCAGGTATCGTATTCTCGTATGAGAACGTCAAGTTCACGGAGACTGATGAAGGTCAACTTAAGATCAGCTTCACTTACTACGTTCATAGTATTCCTGATGATATGGAAGATTATGATCGCGACTCCTTTAAGAAGGAGTTGTCTGACTTTCTCGTTGAACTACTATTTTACGGACTTGAAAAGGATAAACTTGGGGTGTTGAATGCACAGCATTGAAAAGATCGTACTCTCTAACATGATCCATAGCGAGGACTACTGCAGACGAGTGGTCCCTTTCATCAAGCCAGAATATTTCTCTGATCAATACGAAAAGATCATCAGCGAAGAGTTGATGAACTTCTTCAATAAGTTTAACAAGCCCGCTTCGCTTGAGATCCTAGCGGTACAGATCGGTGCTCGTAAAGGGTTGCACGATAGGCAGCTCGAAGCTATCGAGGAGTACATCAACGAGCTCACGTTCAAGAGTACCAACCAAGATTGGCTGATCGCCGAGACTGAAAAATTTTGCAAGAAGAGAGCTGTCACGAATGCTATCCTTGAGGCTTTCGACATCATCGAAGGTAAGAACAAGACCCTAAACGAAGAGGCGATCCCGAGCATGCTCACAGATGCACTCTCGGTATCGTTTGATAAGTCTATCGGTCACGATTACCTCGAAGACTTCGAAGCTCGATATGACTTCTATCATAGGACAGAAGATAAGGTACCATTCGACATCGAGCTATTCAACAAGATCACACGAGGCGGGTTGTCGGTCAAGACGCTCAACGTCATCCTTGCTTCTACTGGTGTCGGTAAAAGTTTATTCATGTGTCACTTTGCTGCGGCAGCGTTATCTCAAGGTAAGAACGTACTCTACATCACCCTTGAGATGGCAGAAGAGAAGATCGCAGAGCGTATCGATGCGAACCTGTTGAACATGACGATCGAAGAGCTGTATAGCGTAGACAAAGAATCCTACACGAACCGCATCACTAAGCTTACCAACAAGACCAAAGGTAAATTGATCGTGAAGGAGTATCCGACTTCGTCTGCTCATGCTGGTCACTTTAGGACGTTGATCGAAGAGCTGAAGATGAAGAGAGACTTCAAACCTGATGCCATCATCGTCGATTACTTGAATATCTGTGCATCTTCACGTGTCAAATTTGGTTCAGGAGCTAATTCGTACACTGTGGTAAAATCGATAGCTGAAGAGCTTCGAGGTTTGGCTCAGGAGTATAACGTCCCAGTCCTATCAGCGACTCAGACGACGAGAGACGGCATGAACAGCAGCGACCTAGACCTCACCAACACGAGTGAGAGTATTGGTCTACCACAGACCGTCGACCTCATGTTCGCGCTTATCTCGTCCGAAGAGTTAGAGCAGATGAATCAAATCATGGTTAAGCAACTCAAGAATCGATACAATGATTTGAACTACTACAAACGCTTCATGATCGGGGTAGATCGACCTCGCATGAAGCTGTTTGAAGTTGAAGCATCTGCACAAGCAGGTTTAGATGACTCGGGGAAAGACGATGTTCCAGTGTTCGACAAGACTGCGTTCGGTAAGAGGATGAAGACCGCAGGTGAATCTAATAACTTTAACTTTTGAGGTATATGATGACAGATAAAATCAAAGCATATGATTGGCCCGATGACATGCGCAAGATGCATGATAAGTACGGAGTTCATGAAGTGGTCGAAAACTTTGACAGTGAAAAGCTGACGAAGTTCTTGGAGTTTCGTGCTAACTTCCTTCAAGAAGAGCTCGATGAATTGAAGACCGCTACCAACCCAGATGATGTAGTCGATGCGTTGATCGATCTATGTGTGGTTGCGATCGGTACACTCGACCTCTTTAAGGTTGACTCACACGAATCATGGAATCGGGTGTGGCTCTCTAACTTAGCTAAAGAAGTTGGAGTAAAAGCTAGTCGGCCAAACAAACTCGGGTTACCAGATCTAATCAAGCCAGAAGGATGGAAAGCTCCTACCCATGCCGATAACGTTGGCCTCCTTGCAAAGGTAAACCTTCCGCTCAAGGCGTGATAAGACTATGCTCTCTTTAACTGTCTTTCAAAGTATATTCGATAACGATACTTCGACTCGTGTAGACTTCAAAGATTTCAATGAGTTCGAGAGGGCGTTATACCATCTTTCGACGTTGCCTGGTTATAAGCCTAAGAAAGGCGAGTTCTCTAAGAAGAGGTCGCCTCTCATATCTCCTGCGATATACGCAGAAGGTACCACTCGAGCAAACGCTAACGTGGTATGTTGGGCTAAGTGGGCAGCTATCGACGTTGATGATCATGAATTTAAAGGAGACTTAGAAAATGAGCTTAGGAGTAGGTATAGTGATTGGCGTTTCATCTGTTATAGCACTGCTAGCAGCAGTAGCACATGGCCGAAGTTCAGACTCGTCTTTTCACTTGATGAGGCTGTGCAATCTAGTGACATCAAGCATTTCTGGTTCGCGCTCAACAGCGAGTTTGAATCTATGGGAGATAAACAGACTAAAGACCTCAGCAGAATGTATTATGTACCTGCGATATACCCTGGCGCTCACAACTTTATCTTTAGCAATCACGGTAGGGACATTAGCGTACGTGGTCTTCTAGAAAAATGGCCATGGAAAGAAGCTAACTCATCTGCTTCTTTCATAGATAGACTACCGCCCGAGATCCAAAAAGAAGTTATCAAACATCGAGAATCAAAGTTGAAGGAACAAATGAAAGACATCAGTTGGACAAGCTATCACGATTGCCCCTTCGTCAACAAGAGACTTATCTCTGAGTATAAGTCTATCGCAGGTCAAGATGGTTCTGGTAGATACTCGATGATCTACAAGATCATGACTAGCACCGCGATCAACGCTATCAAGTCAAAGTACCCCATCAACGAGTATGAACTGGCCGACATCGTAAGGAACCTCGATCGCGACACGAGTAACATCTACGCTAAGAGACCATTGAACGTAGAAGCTTCTCGAGCCATCGAGTGGGCCTATAAAAATTCTTTCTAAAAAATCATGGAGTATGGTATAATGAACCATACGTGTCGAGGTGAATCATGGGAATGCTGTACGTCAATGACAGGTCTAAGCCTAAGAAGAAGCTATCCGCAAAGGATCGCAAGCTTGCCCAATCGTGGGATGAGCTGATGAAGAAGTACCCTCCTCTCAAGACCGAGAGGAAGCTGGTCGAGAAGAAGGTGGTCGCGCAGCCCACAGGATTCTTGAAAGCTAAGTATGACACAACGGTCGCTGCAAAAGCACCTCCAAAGGTCTACACCGGAGATAAGATCGTAGGCATCGCTACGATGCACAAGTCCAACCTTATCCCGATCTTCAACGAACAGGCAGCAAAAGATGTCGCATCGATGAGACGATGATGCTGACCAACCAAGAGATAATCGGCGACCTTGGAGAGATACTGTATCATTCGTTGTTCGGCGGTATCCCGTCTGACGATAAGTATGACTCTGAGAAGGATCACGTCGATCATGACGGAGGGACGGTCCAGATCAAGACTCAATCTAGGCATCCATACGGCTGCTTCACGGTCAACACAGCGCATAAGCAAGCTTTCAAGAACTGCTTCACCGTGAAAAAGTTGATATTCATAGAATACAGCTTGAGTGATATAATCACCGTGTATGAATGTATAGATAGGACATACTATACAACTATGACGTCGGATGGTAGACGTATGGCATGTTTCCCAGTCGACAACATGAGCGTGATCTACAAGCTTAAGAACAAGAAGCTTGCTGGTCTATTTCGTAACTTTACCAACTCTAAAATATTGAGGCATCATGAGTAATAATGAACGTGAATCTGTAAAAGTCCTTCAAGAAGCAGCTGAACTCCAGCTGCGTAAGTCTCAAGACTATCAAAACCCCATGAGTCGAGTGCGTCAAGCTGACCACTACCCTCGTGGAGTCAACACGATGATCGACATCGTAAACGGCAAGATCCTTCGCATCTACTCTGTACTTGAGACGATGGAACAAGGTGGTAAGATCAACTTCGAATCAGTCGAAGACTCTGCGATCGATGCTATCAACTACCTCAGTTTCATGGTAGCATACATGCGCGGAGAGCTTGATGGTCAACAAAGCGACCGCGACATCTTCAACCGTCGTGTGACTGAAGGTACGCTGTCTAGCCTCATCCCTAAAAAGTTTGAGAAGCCTGTCGTGCCAGCACCGCTTCCTACCACGATGGTGATGACTGAGCTTGAGCTTGGGTATCGTAATGATTCTTGGCTCAACGAACCGATCGAAACAGCACCTTCGTACGCACGATGATTCGAGTGTCTTACATCAGGGAGCAGTTCTCCCATCTCCTCATGGCAGGAGAATTTGTGATCGATAAGACTGGCGTGAAGACGATCGAGATCGTCAATGCCAGCTTCATCGCTGACAGTCCTCTTATCTTTGGAGCAGTGAACGAAGACTACGTCAGGCGCGAGTCAGAATGGTATGCTTCGATGTCATTGAGCGTCGACGATATCCCGGGTGGAGCTCCACAGATCTGGAAGCAAGTCGCTTGTCGTGATGGTCTGATCAACTCGAACTATGGTTGGTGTATCTGGTCGAAAGAGAACGGGAACCAGTTTGATCGAGTTGTACAAGAGCTTACGAAGAACCCTGACTCTAGACGCGCGGTCATGATCTACACTCGTCCTTCGATGTGGGTAGACTACAACCATAATGGTCGTTCTGACTTCATGTGCACCAACTCGGTTCAATACTTGATCAGGAGAGGCAAGCTTAACGCTGTGGTCCAGATGCGATCTAACGATGTCGTGTTTGGGTATCGTAACGATCGAGCGTGGCAGCTAGAAGTACTCGAGAAGGTGTGCGAAGAACTTAACGCTAACTCGATCGACTGCGAAGTCGGTGACATCTACTGGAATGTTGGATCACTTCACGTCTATGAAAGACACTTCTATCTCGTGCATAACTATACGCAAACTGGCGAACAAACTATCACTAAAGAAGAATATGATGCAAGGCATAAACATCTCAAATTGGGATAATCGATTCCTCGAACACGCTAAGAACATCGCTTCTTGGTCGAAGGATCCATCAACGAAGATCGGAGCCGTCGCGGTCAAGAATCGTAACGTCATCTCGGCAGGTTACAATGGTTTCCCACGAGGCATCGAAGACAGTGAAGTGCGTCTGAACGTTCGCCAGCTGAAGTATAGATATGTCGTGCACGCCGAGATGAACGTTATCTACAACGCCTCGTTCAACGGGGTCTCGTTGCAAGGTTCGAGTCTTTACGTGTATGGTCTACCTGTCTGCAGCACGTGTGCTAAAGGTATCATCCAAGTTGGCATCACTGAGGTATTCATCAGGACTGAGA